TTGATGAACACACCACCGGCCTTGTTGTGGTCGTCGATGGCCTTGATCAGAATACCCAGGGTGCCCGTGAGGCCACGATCTCCCAGGTGGTTGGACAAGTCGTTGACATCAATACCAAGGCCCTGCATTTCGGTACGCTGGGTACCGATCGGGTTGGATAGGTGCTGAATGAAGTTGGCCAGGTTCTGAGACGCCTGCTGTGCCGTCATGTTCTGCTTGGTCATGGTGGCGATAGCGCCACCGACCTGGGAGAACTGCAACCCGGCTGATCCCGCGATGGGGGTGACGTTGCCCAGTGACGTCGCCAGATCCTGCATGTGCAGGTCACCTTGTGCCGTCGTCTCGATGAGCATGTTCATCATCTGAGTCGAGGTGTATCCCTTGTCGGCGAAGGACACCATGGTTCCGGCGAGAGTCTTGGCCACCGTATCGAAGTCCGCGCCGCCGACCTGAGCACCCTCAGCCGCAATTGTGGCCATGTCGAGTGCCTGCTGTCCGTGAAAACCAGCAGATTCGATGTGGTACATACCCTGGGCGACTGTGTCGGCGGCGATCCCGGTGTTCTCGGAGATTTTCAGCATGCCGTCGCTGATCATCTTGAGATTTCCCGCCGACTCGCTCGCGTCCGTCTGGAGATGGGTCACCAGGTTCTGGTAGTCACCGGCCGCCTTTACAGCCATTCCCCCTACGAGGGCGGTACCGGCACCGACGGCCAGAAGAATACCAGGAAGCCCTTCGGCTGCCGTAGCGGCTGCCGTTTCGGCGGCCGACATGTCCCAGACTTCACCGGCTGCGAGCTTGGTGATGTCGGCTTCCTTCTGCCGGGCGTCCGCCAGATCCTTCTCGGCCTGCTGTGCCACCTTCTGTTTCTGCGCCAGCTGATCAGCGGCGTCGATGAGAGCCTGGTCACCCAGATTTCCGGAACGGGTGTCCATGAGCTTCTGCTCGGCCGCCGCCTGGTCCTCCGTGGCCTGCTTGAGACGGGCTTCGGAGGCCACCACGCGGTCGTTGGCCAGGGCCAGGGCATCCGCTCCGGAGGCCGTCTGCATCAGGGCCCGGTCGATGATGTCACCGTCGACCTGGGCCTGCTCGGCGGCCTTGTCGATGGTCTTGGTGAAATCGTCGACCGTGCCCGTGACCTTTTCGAGAACTCTGGAGATCCTGTCCTGGGCGTCCAGAATGGCCATGACGGTAAATGTTTCTACACCGGCCATTACCTACTCGACCTCCTGGCCCGCTCTTGTTCTTCTCGATGGATCAACTGCATGAAAAGGAGATAATCCTCGATTTCTTGTGGGGCTAGTTCGAGAATGTCCTTTTCACGCATACCGAGTTGTTTCCAGAATTCTCGACGAACAAGAAACCTGTTAAGAGACGGCGGACCCGCCGTCCCCATCCGAATTGCCGCCGATGTTTCCATCGCGAAACCGGATCTGATCGTCTCCCTTGCGCGTCTCCGCCATGTTGTCGATCTTGGACCACAGCTGGTCGTAGACGTCGCCGGGAAGCTTACGGACGTTCTCCGCAGTGATCGGCCAGACAACGCCGTTGTCGTCGTCCAGATTCCAGGCGGAGATGGACGCAAGGATCAGGGACTCCCTGTAAACAGTGAAGTCCGGAGACACATTGGTCTTCCCGTTGACAACCGTCAGCTTGCCGGACAGTGCCTTTTCAGACGCCTCCCGCTCACCCTGACTGAGGTACTTCTTGAGGTCTACCCAGTACCCCCGATCCGCGTCGATGACGACGCGGGTAGTTCCGTCGTAGGCGGAGAGGAATCCCATTACGCGGCTTCTTTCTTCGTTGCTGTCAGTACGGAAGGTAGACGCTGTTGACGACGAACGCCTGGACGGTGAACTGGGTGTTCCCGGTCAGAGGGCGGGTCGCCTCGTAGGACATCGTCGACATGATAACGTCCTCCATCTTTACATCGTTCGTGTACTTCGCAAGAACGATCTGAGGGTGGAAGACGGTCACAGTTCCAGCACTGGCCGGGTGGATAACCGAGAAGAGCAGGGAACCGAGGGTTCCGTTCTGCATCTTGGAGAAGTCACCGAAGGTGGCGTCGGTCAGGCTGGACCACACCACGTCGAACGTACCCGAACCCTTGACGGTGACTGGGGTGATGAAGCTCGGCCCGTGGTTACCGCTGTAGGTGTAGGTTTCCTTGAGGCCGTTCTCGATCGCCATCGAAATGTTGTGGGCGTCATAGCGAGCGTTACCGAAGGCAGTGAGAATGGCCTCAGCGAAGACGAACGGCGACTCGTTGGCCACTGTGACAGCCGTCGGGGTGCTGAGGGTGGCCACCGACTGACCCATCATGTCGGCCGTGATGTCCACCGGGTTGTTGCCGACCGGAGCCTTCAAATCGAACTTGTTGACGCGGCATCCGGCGAACTGGAGACTCTGGAACGACCCCAGGTTCTTCTCCACCGTCAGGGACGGCAACGTGTTCTGCTGGGTAATGGTGTGTGTGTACGGCGTGGTCACCAGGATGACCTGAGCGCCGCTGGCGTGGTTGAATGTGACCGCCTGGTCGATGGTCAGCGTGTTGGTCGCGACGTTGGTGACCTTGCGGACCTCGGAGGTCGTGGCACCGGTGACACTGTTGACGTCGATCTGAATGAACGATCCGTTGACAATGCCGGTGGCCGACGAGACAACGACGGTTGTTGTCGGAGCAGTCAGAGCACCGTTCAGCGTGGTCGTAGTGCCTGTTGTGACCGTGATTCCGCTGGCGTGTGCGAAGAACAACGCGTCGGCCACCGTGATGGTGTTGCTGACGACGTTGGAGATCTTGCGGGCCTCCTGGAGCTGACCCGTGTCGATGATGATCTCCTGGCCGGTGACGAAACCAGACGCCGATGTCAGGGTGATCGAGGTTGCCCCGGCCGAAGTCGATCCGGATGAGGTTGTGGTCGTCGGCGTGACAAAGGTGCCGAATACGCCGGTACCAACGGCAGCGTCCTGGCCGATCGACGCGACCATCAAGGCGATAGCGTTCGAGGGGAACAGCGGCCCCGTGATGTTCCCGTGGAACTTGTACTCGCCGTACAGGTTGTAGATCTGGAGGTCGCGCGCGGCTTCCATCACGTGCGGAGAGAACCACCCGGGGTCCATCTCCATGGTGTTGCCGGTCATCGGCAGGAAAGTCGTGGCGGCTACCGGAGTGCCGAAAGTTGCTTCCTTGGCCAGTCCGGTTGCGGAAAGGGAGCCGTAGCGCTCAATTACTGTGGGAAATGGCACGATGACTCCTTAGTCAGCGACGGGTTCCGAAACCGTGTCGGTCGGCTCCTGCGGAACAGTGTCCGCAGGCGGTTCCTCCACCGGCTCAGGGGTCTTCTTCGACACGGACTTCTTGCTGGACGGGGAGCGTCCACCGTCAGCAACCTCAACAAGATCTACTCGTGTCAGGTATCCGGCGGACTCTTCGAACGGAACGGAGAATTCTTCACCGGGAAGAACCTCCACTCCGAGATCCATGAATGTCACCGGAGATGTCCCGACGTATCGAAGCTTCATAGATCACTACTTCCGGAACTGGGACTGGACGTCTTCTTCGAACCGCTGCACGATCTCGGGGAGCATCTCTTCCACGGCCCGTGCGGCAAACGGATTGGCCCTCATCCCAGGGTGGTGGACCAGCTGGCTGTACACCACGTCTCCACCACGTCCGATGAATCGCAGGTACCGGGCGCTACGCGGGCGAATGATGTGCGGAGGGGTACCGCCTTCAACGTACGCGGCATGAGGAGACGTGGAGTAGAACTCCAGCGCGACACCGGAGAACCCACGACTCTTACGGGATTCAATGGAGTTCTTCAGCTGACCCGAACGCACCGGAGCGGCTTCCTTGATGGCGTCCTCGATCTCCGGACCGATCTCTTCCGCCCAAGCAGAAGCGGCGCGGATGAAGCTGAACCGCTTGAATATACCCAGGTTCTCGCCTTCGAACTTCAATTCGACGCTCATGCCTGCACAATCTCCAATACGTCCATGGAGATCCGGGACGAGTAGTACAACATGCGAAGGGTCGCAGGTGTGCGCTCCGGAGGATACTCCAGGTGCCACTCCTCGCCGATCGACTGGACCTGAGAGACCAGACCTGTCGTAGGATCGGTGATGATCTGCGGCATGGTCGTTGTCCAGAGCTTGGTGAGAACCGCGTCGATGATCAGAGGGAATTCCTGATCCACATTCGGATCATCCGGAGTGGTCTCGTACACCAGGTAGATGTCCACAGTCCAGTCGAGTCTCTTGAAACCGGCCGCCGGAGCGATCCCTCGGGGCATCGTCTGACGGCGTCCTCGATTTCTTGCACCCCAGATGTAGGCCCTAGGTCCATCGATATCCTCCACCGTGGGAGGAGTGATGTACGCCTGAAGCGGTTGCGGAATAGTGGGTATCTGTAGACCGTTAAGCTCGTTGGCACAGAAGATCTGGATACTGTTCAGGGGCACAGTCACACCTCCTTAGAAGCCGCCTCGCGGTGCGTTGGTCACGTGAAGCCCGGAAATGCTGGAGGAGTACCGTCCGCCGGAACCGGGAGCGTTTACCAGTCTCAGTCCACGGGCCGCTGCCGCACGGGACCGTCGGGCGTCAGCCGCGTTCATGGTGATGAGACGCGTAGCCCGCGATGTCCTCATGACCTGAGGCTTTCCGAGGACCGTGGTTTCCCTGCGCAAGTGTCCACGGATTACCGACTTTCGTCGGTAATCGTGCCTCTTGTGCTTCAGGTGGTAGTGGCGCCGACCCTTGTAGATTCGCTTGTGCTTGAGATGGTAATGGCGCCGACCCTTGTACTTACGCTTGTGCTTGAGATGATAGTGGGCCCGCTTTTTGCGGTTCTTACCCTTAGGCCAGGCCATGAGATACCACCACTACACTGTGCGCTTGAACGGTGTCAGCAGAATGTCTGCTTCCAGCAGGAGGTCGTGGACACCCTTACCACCGGTCGTCAGGGAACCGGGAATGTTCTGAATGGAGATCGATGTGATTCCCGCCTCCAGCGCCTGCGCCGACGTGTGCATGATCGTGGCGTACAGGACGTTCTGGGGGATGGACGAGACCACCACCGTGGCGGGGCTGCTTCCCGAGTGGGCGAACAGAGTGGGGGAGGCAAGTGTGAGCGTCCCGGGACCGGCCTGCGCCGTGCCGCCTCCGTTCGGAAGTGTGAGGGGGGTCGTAGCGGTCACGGAGGACACCTGGACGACCTCTGTACTGGAGCCGTCGTAGATGAACGCTGAGGCCCCGGTGAAGCCCGTGACGTCGTCCACGGTGAGCGTGGTGGCACCGGCAACGCAACTGCCCGTCAGACCGGCATGGGGCCACCCGTTGACGTAGCTGGTGGAGATGCGGTAGCCGCGCCGCCCCAGCCCCCAGCTCGTAAACCCCGGAGCGAGCAGGATCGACTGCCCGCCTTCACCGGCACCGGAAGGAGCCGTTGTTCCGTAGAGACCGACAATGGGGTACTCGATGTCGAACATTCCGGCTGGAACGTTGAGCCACTGCCGGGGGAACACGGCATTGCTTCCCACCTGCATGGCAAGGATCTGAGTTACCGGCCACCGCTGGAGAATGACCCGGGTATTTCCGGTGTCACGCTGGATAGTGACACGAAAGTCGGGACCGGAGTTGACCTCGGTGTCAATAGTGGCGCGAATGGGTTGGTTGAGAAAGGCGTCGACCATTCCGGTGGCACGCCAGCACATGTTGGTCTGTTCTTCGAACTGCTGCTGGGTCGTGGCCTTGGGGAAAGGAATGATCTGCCAAGAAATTCCGGTCGGCGCGTTGATGGCCATGGCCGGAGTGATGTAGGGAGTCGCCACTGATAATCCTCCGTCCTACTTCGAAGACCGCTTACAGCGGCGACACAGCCATTCCCCGTCTAACCATTCACCGTGTTTTTCACAGATGGCCGACTGACATCTTCCGCAATGACCTATGGGAGGGCGCCCACGCCTGGAGCACAGCGCACAGGAGTTGCGCCCCCGGACCATGAGCAGCCCTCCTCAGGCTCATGCGCCGATGACCTCGCGGATAGCGGCGATCTGATCTTCGCGGGACCGAGTAGTCTTCGCTCCCACCTGCTCCGCATACTTGCGAAGCTCGTTGATGTTCATGGATTCCAGTTCGGGCACTGCATCCTTCGGCTCGACGGCCGGAGCCGGAGCCGGAAGCTCAGGTGCAGTAGAAACAGGAGTGGCCACGATGTCAGGCTGAACCGGCGCAGCGGCCGGAAGCGAGCCGGATGTCATGAACTCCATGAACTTGCCCAGGACGGCAGGAAGATCACCGAGACGGGCCAACTGGTTAAGGGCATCGGCAGTGGCCTGCGCCTGCTCGACGGACCCGCGACGTTCGGCGTCCTTGCGGAAGTTCTCTTCGTCCGGGGTCTCGGGGATCGTCGTGGGCGTGGGCGCCCACAGGCCATCCTTGCGCAAGACGTCCTCGCACCCACCGTGGCAGGTGAGTGCCCAAACGCGAGCCGGAACTCCACCCGGTGCCGGTCGGGAATGCGTCTCACCGCACCCGCCATGAATGGTGGAGATGGACACCGCAGCAAGGTCGCTGCGGGCGTAGACGGTCATATGCGACCTCTTTCGGGTTGTCGTCCGTCAGATACGGACGGTCGGGATGTCACACTTGGGGCAGACGGAATTCCAGGCGTTCCAGGTACGGCCGCAGGACTCGCACAGCTGCCCGGCCTTGGTGCCGAACGACTGCGCTCCCTTGGCTGAGATGAAATCCTGCTGGCCGTACTGACCCTGGTTGATGGCTCGGGCGTGTCGATCGTCCACGGTAACGTGGCCGCCGGGACGGTTGGCGTTGTACCGCGTGCCGTCCTTGGCGTCGAATCCGTAGCACCCCGGGGGAAGGTTGACCTTAGTAGGCACGCTGTAGTACTTCCTTGTCCGTCAGTTGGGTGCCGAAATCATGACACCGATGATAGCGGTGCCGCCGACGCCGACGCCGTACAGTGTGGTCTTGGCGCAACCAGGCGGAACAGGGATGCTAAGTGTCTGCCCGGCGTTGACAAGGGCACCGTTGGTCGACGTTGTTCCTGTCAGAGATGTGCCGACACTGACCGCAGCACCGGATGCGATGGCGGAAAGCAGAACAGTACACGGACCCGGCGGAACGTCCACGATCTTCGTCACTGTCGGAGATGCTGAGATAAACACCTGGGAGGGGGTCAACATAAGTCCGTCACCCTATTCCTCTGGAATTCGGATGTTAGTTGACGCCAGCCCAGAACACGTAGGCGCCCGTGGCGGTGTTACTCGACATGGTGATCGAGGCAGGCAGCGCCGTGGTGTTACCGCCAGTGGCGGAAACCGCGTACGGGTACTTCGCGGCGGTGTTTCCGAACGTGGTCACCGAACCGAAGCTGGCCACCGATGTGGTTACGGTGACGAAACCGGTGTAGCAGCTGAGGACCGGAAGCGTCACGCTGGCGTTGAAGAAGAACCCGACGTAGAAGTTGTCGGCCGCCGCCGTGGTGAACGCGGAAGTGAGCGGGGCCTGAATGGCACCAGTGTTGGTGCCGATGGCGGTGGACAGGTCGCCGGTTGTGGCCAGCAGAGAACCGCTGGAGCTGTAGATGCCACCGAAGTTCTGTCCGGAGGTGATGCCGGACGCCGCAGTGGCGATCTTGAACCACAGGTTGGTGACCTTAGTACCACCGGCCATGGGAATCTTGGTCAGGTACAGGGTTCCGGCTGTAGTGGCCGCACTTCCTGTTCCCGTAGCCCAGGTGTAGGGGAAGTTCCAGTCGACCAGTCCGAAGGAACTCGGGGCGAGAGTCTCCGACAGGTCATTGACGTTGGTCCCACCCAGGGTGGCCGGGCCCGTGGAAGTGAAATTACCACTGATTGTGGTAGTTCCGGCCAGCGAGGCGGTAGAACCGGAGTTGGTCTGAAGAGTGGAACCCGAACGGAACTGATATGTTCCGTCGACCCACTTGTTTGTCAGATCCAGGGAGGTACCCGCCGGAGGCAGAGTACCAAAGTCAGAGCCACCAACGGGCATGTTATCTCCTCAGAGAAGGCCAGGGCCTGAGGAGTAGGCAGGCCCTGGCATCGGGTTTCTCAGACGTTGGCGTCGACAGTAGCCGGACCGGCCAGGGCGGACGAGGTGCCCGAGGCGGTGATGGCGTAGATGTCGTAGTTGGTGCTGCTCTGAAGCGCACCGAAGGCGTTGATGGTCACCTGCGCACCCGGGGGAACACGCAGCCCGGTGGACGAGGTGACGCCCGACTGACCGACGAAGAAGGTGACCGCGCCGGTGTTCATCAGCGTGACGTCACCGATGGTGACGCCGGTCGGAATACCCGAGGCGTCCGAGTCGAAGATCAGAGTCGCCGTGTTGGCCACCGAAGCCGTGGACTGGACGGCGGAAGAGTTGGCGAAGATAGCCATAGAGCTGCTTCCTTCTGACGAAAACAGGGCGTAGAAGACGAATCTTCTACGCCCTGTAGCCGATTAGCTGAACGGAGTGGTGTCCGAAACCTGGAGACCCTGGATGATTCCGCTGTAGTACGGAGCGTGGGCGACCAGCGCGCCGTACAGGAAGATCGAGTAGCGGAAGGTGGCGTCGATCACGGGCCACGCGATCGACACGTAGTCCTGGACCACGGTCATTTCCCACGCGTTGGCCACGTTGGTCCAGGTCTGCGGCAGCTGGTAGGTCATCGCCATGGCGGTGCCCTGAGTCAGCCACGGGTGGACGACCATCTTCAGAATCGACCGGGTGATCGGGTTCTGGAACTCGGAGACCGCCGCACCGACGCGCGCGCCGCCCACCTCGGTCTGGTCCAGGAACAGCCGGTAGTTCGTGGCGGCACCCTGGCTGATGATGTCGTTCGAGAGGCGCATGATGTCGCCACCCTCGCCGACGATCTCGGCCGGGTCGGCACGGAACGCGCCCGGGTTGGTGCTCTGTCCCTGGACACCATCCCACAGGCCCTGGAGCATGTTGTAGATGACGTTGTACGACAGGTGGGTACCAACCGACTGGTTGATGTACCCGCCTTCCCAGGTGACCGGGTTGTTCGGGTAGATGCCCGACTGAGCCGACTTGCCGGTCAGGGTCGGGATCAGGCCCTCCATACGGGTGTTGGAACCCGTACCGGTGTCCGCTGTCGGCGGGTTGGTGCCCGAAACGGGCGGAGTGCCCTGAATGGTGTACTTGACGCCACCGACGCCGGACGCCACGCGGAAAGCGTTGGCACGAGTCGGCGATCCGTTGGTCGAGACGTACACGTTGTACTGCTGCGCACCGGCCACGGGGCCGATCACGACGTCCACGACCTGACCCGAAGAGGTCGAGATGGTCGAGCCGGTGACGGCGGTGGTCTCACCGTAGTAGTTGGTCGCGGTGACCAGGACGGTGAAGTTGGTGTTGGCACCAACGGTGGTTTCGTTCGAACCGGCGGTCCGAGCGGTGGTCGAGACGATGGTCGGCACGGCCAGCGTGGTGCTGGAACCGGCGATCATTTGATATTCCTCACCCAACATCATCTCCTGAAGCAGGATGCACATTTGTTACTCGCTGATCCGACGCCGGAGATGTGAGCGTCGGGGCGGGGCCGGTCATTTCTGCCAGCCTCTGCATGTCTCCATGCAGGTCAGACTATGTCTCCATCTGGTTGAGATCGGACCCAGGCAGTTCAGTCGTAGCTTCTACGGTCGCGTACCAGCGCAACCGGGTTCTCCTCGGGGAGCAGTCCGAATCGATCCATCAGCTGCTGAACACAGCCGTCGGGATCGTCGTCTACTTGCTCGTTGGTGAATCGAACCACGGTGTACCCTGCGGCTGTCAGAGCGCTGTCTCGCTGCTCATCGTGCTCGCGTCGGGACGCCATATTGTGTCCCCAGCCGTCGACCTCGATGAGAATCGGCTGCTGGTGAAGCTTGATGTCGGGCCAGTACCGCTCCAGCTCCCGAGACTGCGTCTCGAAGCTCAAGCAAGCCTTGACCAATGCCAGGTGGAACAACTTCTCAGAAGGCGAGTTCTCCTTGGGCGTCCTCGATCCGAGGCGCCGGAAATGCTCACGGTGGTTCCCTTTGAAAGCACCACGTTCCACAGCTGCTCGCCGCTTTTCGTGCTGCTCCTCGGTCCATTTCCACCCGGTGGAACCTGTTTTCCGGGTTTCGATACCGATATCCTTCATAGCTGCGCTGACAAGACTCGGACTGCATCCGAAGTGATCGGCCAGCTGAGCTTGCGTCATGCCGCTGTCGTACAGCTCCTGCAACGGGCTCCAGTCAATATTCAGACTGTGCTTCGTAGCGATCCCGAGACGCTTTGCCGCGCGACTGACAGTCTCGGGGTAGGTGCCGTATTCCTTGGCGACCGCCTTGAAGGATCCAAGTCGTTCGTAGTCCTTCTGGAGATTGCTCCAGTCCATTCCAGATGCTCCGCGTGTAGTCGTTACGGCTCGCCCACTACGAGTGGGATTGCCTCGGCGTTGTCCGCATGACTTGACCATCGTATCATGTTCTGACAGAGGATGACCAACGAAGGATGTTCACCGATACAGCGGAGATCCCATCCGTACGTCACCGTACGGTGGCCCCAAGAACTCAGGCGCAGAGCGCGTACTGAGTCCCGCTAAGGTTGGCGAGTGCAGAAATGTCCTCGAATCCCTGACCGGCGAACTGCGCCAGCCACGACAGCGACTCGGTCAGACCGAAGAAGCGGTACGGGACATTCAGGGTCAGCTCGGTCTGCGAGCCGGAACCCGGCAGGTTCAGCGGCCACGAGGTGGACGCCAGAGTTCCGCTGGTCTGCACCAGTTCCGGAATCGAGATGTCGACGACACCCTGGCCACCGGTCTGCGAGCCGGAGATACCGGTGAAGACCTTCTCGATCCGGCTGGTGCCCTGTCCGGCCGGACGCGGCAGCTTGTTCCGGAAAACGGTGTAGACCGGGTAGATCAGCCGCGACGGGGCGAGCAGGTCGAACGGAACGAGGCCCGACACGGTACCGATACCGAGGTTACCGGCCGTGAATGAACGGGTCAGGTCCGGGTTTCCGACCGCCGAAACGATCTGCTGAAGAGTCTCACCCATCGACGGAGCGGTGAGAGCGGTCTTCAGGTTGCCGAACTGGTTCAGGAAGGTCGGGTTGAGTCCCTTGACCACGCTGGCCTTGTCGCTGAAACCACGGTAGGTCTCGGCGCGCAGGTCCATGGCCGCCTGGGTGGCCTTGGTAGCCACCTGGACCGGGTCGGAGAGCGCCTGGTTTCCGTTGCCGACGAAACCGGCGCCCTTGACCAGGTCGGTCATCTTGGCCTTGAGCATGTCACCGGAGCGGTCGTACCGGTGAGCGTCAGCCGCAGCATCGCGGCTGGCCGCCCCCGAAATAGGGGCGTGAGCGTCCGTGATGTCAGTAGCCACGGAAACTCCTTTCGGGTAGGAACGTGTTCATTCGGGTCAGGCGGAAAGACCGCCCATCTGCATCAGCACGTTCCAGGCAGCTTCCCGCTCCGCTGGGTCGTGACTACGCGCCTGCGCCTGCATGGCGCGAATTTCGTTCATCCGCATGTTCTCGGCGTATTCGGCGGTGTTACGTGCTCCGGCCGGAAGCACGGTTGCCGACTTGGCCACCGGGAACTGCTGCGCGATGCCCTTGAACGGGCTCTCACGCGGGTCAGGCTGCGCACCGAGTTCGTCGACACGGGCCTGAAGCTTCTTGTTCTTCTTCTGCGCGACCTCGAAAGCCTTGGTCAGTGCAGCGATCTGCTCGGACAGGGCGGAGGTGGCTTCCAGGACGGCGGACTTGATCAGGTCCGGGTCCACAGCGGCCTTCTGGACGATTTCCGGGGCGGCCTCTTCTACCACCTCGGACTTGTCCTTCTTCACCTTCGGCGCCTCCTCCGACTTTCCGACCGGCAGTGGAACCGGACGCGATCCCTCGGCGGGAACCCCACCGACACCAGGTCCGGACATCGGGCACAGGTCCGGGAATGTCTGGGCAATGTGGTCGTGCATAGCCCCCATGGCGCTCATCGCAGCGTCCCGCTGCGCGTTGCGGTAGTAGGTGCGACCCATGCCTGTGGGAAGCGGTGCCGGTTCGATGATCGGGCTCGGCATGCTCTTGTTCGAGGGGCTGCGCTCAGCGTGTCCTGCGGTGATCGGTCCGCGACGGAAGTCCTCCGCGTCGACCTGGGTACCGTAGTGGCTGAACGTGTGAGGTCCCTCCGCACCGGGACTGCGACGCGCGTGATCGTCGGCCAGGAACGGGCGCTTGAAGTCTCCGGCGCACAGCATTCCCGGCATCGGGAAGGTACCCGGACCCGGGTTGGCGTCCTTGAACGCCTTGTACAGCTCCTCGCGAAGTTCTTCGACCTCTACGGGGTCGGCGTTCTTCAGAGTGATTGAGTGCTGCCACAGCCTGGCCATGTCCCGCGCAGCGTCCAGCGGAGCGGAGGCGGCCATGTCCAGGGACTTCTGCTGCCAGAAGGAGGTGTCCACACCTGTGACGGTGTGCGTCGGGTGCGCCTTGTTGGAATCCGCAGGGCGGTAAGCGGCGCATGTGAGGTCGTGCAGTGCCCCGAGGTCATACGGAACACCGATCGACTTCATGTACATAGCCGCTTCGATAGCGGGGTTGCGGTCCTTGGATTCGCGGATTTCCCGGGCCTCGTCGCCATCCGTCAGATTGAGGTCCTTCTCGAATTCCTCGACGAACATTCCGTCCGGCTCCCGGTGCTCGGGAACAGCCTTGATGTCAGCCGCTCCAGCGCCCACAACACCGGCGCCGGGGCCAGGGTTACGACCCTTCTCCACGTCCTCCCCCATCGCCTCGTCTCCGTTCCCGTCAGACTTCTTGACCTTGGAATCGGCCATGGGCATGTATCCAGGATTTTCCTTGCCGCACCCGGGGCAGTACTTCTCACCCTTGTCCAACTGCCTGCCGCAGCCCAAACATGTGTAGTCGTGGTTCTTCTCCATTGACATGGCACTGGAGGGAACCTTCTTACCGCACTCCGGGCAGAAGTTGTGCATCGCGTCGATGTTGGCACCGCAACCAGGACACATGACCTTTTCCTTGTCGTCGCCCTTGACCGCGATGGACTTCATGGCCTTCTTCTTGCCCTTCTTGCCCTGGGCTTCAGCGATGGCCTTGTCGTCCTCGTCGGTGTGAGGAGGCTGGTGGCCGCCGGAGAACGGAGGGTGAGCCCCGGAGAAAGCGGGCTTCTTACCATTCTTCGCCTTCTTGCCAGTCATGTCCTTTTCCATGTCCGGCTCAGCGACGTCCTCCGTCATGACACCGCCCTTCTCCATGGCGTCGTCATCGTCGTGGCCCTTGCTCAGGTCCATATCCTTCTTCCAGCTCTCCGGGAGAGCATTGACGAAGGGGTGTCCCTTGCGACGGGCGATTCGGATGATGTTCGACTTGATCTTGTCGGTGGAGTAGTTGTCCGATCCGGCACGACCGAGCGAAGATGCGGCATCCGACACATCCCCGGGAGTGACGATGGGGAACGAACGGTCGCGGCCAGCGAAGTCCTCGGACGGGATTTTGTCCCGGTCGACTCCGCCGCCGACATCCGGGTCCATCTTTCGCTTCTCCACGACCTCACCGGCGATGACACGCTCTTCAGCGATACGCCGGTGCTCCAGGAGCTTGGCCAGGTCGGTGGGGGAGAAGGACACGGAAACGTCTCGGGGAAGGTCCACCGGAACAACGTCGGCGGACTTGGTCACAGTTGTCCCCTCGTCGGTAATAGTACCCGTATCTTCTCCCTTGATCAAGACATCGGTCGCACCGAAAGTCTTGCCCACGTAAGTGGCATGGCCGCCATCGTCGGACTTCACCAGCTGAATGCCACACGCCTTGTTGGCCGGACGGTCGACCAGACTGATTTCCACGATCTGGCCGTCCACGATCCTTCCGCCCCGGGCAACAGAATCGCGCACGATCTTCGGACGGGCAATTCCGACCGAGTAAGCACGCAGCGCGCCCTTTTCCACCAGACGCTGGGCAATCGGCTCGACCACCAGCGACTTCACCCAGGTCGCACCGTTGGCATCCGTGTCGGCTTCCACGCCGATACCCGCAGGGTCCCGCTGAGCATTGTGCTGGACACGGACGTTGGCTCCGTCCGCCAGCCACTCCCGGATCGCCTTGGAGGAGAAGTCCGGGTCGATGATCTGCTCATCGCTGTCCAGCGTCCCGTCCGAGGCAATTCCGTAGACGTAGAGATCGCCGTCGGGGGTGCGCTCGGTCTTCGCGATAGGGAAAGACGCGTACAGCATCTCGCCACCCGCAGTCAGAGTTGCAGCCATATCCTCACCTCACTCGTCATCGGGGGTGTGACGAGACTTGTCCGCCCACCACTGCGGGGGCTCCCCGACCTTCATCTTCACGGACCAGCGGCCGTCATCATCACAAACGACATATCCGAAATCGGTCACCACGGCACCGAATCGAATATCCACCCGCTCGTCCAGGCTGTACAGCACGTTAAGCGCATCCGCAACCTGAGCGAGCGCTTCTCCCAGATACAGAGACTTGGGCGAACCGATCGTCATGAACCTTCTCCATCAGCCGGATACCACTCGCTGCATACATCATCAGGCTTGATGTCACCGATGACCAGCGTGCACCGATTGGAATCAACGAACATGGAGCAAGTTCCGCAACGAATCTTTTCGTCATCCGAGGGACGGTAAAGAACCGATGCCTTGGCCATCGTTGGCCCGATGGGCAACGACACAGTCTTGTTAGCCGATTCGCTGCCCTGGTGGACCTGGTAGGAGTGGGTTTCGGACCACCGAGAATCACCGGCCGGAACCTCTCCGATGAACATCGGAGCAGAAGGCTTGCCCAGACGCTGGTACGCCATGGTGCGGTGGTGCCCGTCCACCAAGCGCAGTCTCTTGTGTCCGGGGATCCTGACAGCCACGGCCGGGTGCGGGGCGTCTCCGGCCTTGATCCTGTCCTCGAAGTGCCGGACGTGGCCACTCTCGTGGGCGGCTGCCCAGGAGTTCTCGTTGTCGAAATCGATGTCTTCCATCGGGACATCGACCGGCCCGCTCCAGACGGCGTTCTCCATCCATTCCAGCGCATCGGGCGGGAAGTTCTTCAGCATCTGGTCATAAGCAGCACCAGCCGCGTCCGACTTCATCGTCCGGGACCCTGGAATCCCGGTTACGGGAGACTGGCCGGTCCCATGCCCGCCCGAAGGCCACATGTCACCGCCCATCGGCTTTCCGGTTCCACCGAAGTTCGGCGGAACACCGCGACGACCACCGAACTTGTCGTCCCCCGCAGGAGTGGGGGCTGACTCCTTGCGAGGAATCGGTGAGGAGGCGTTGTCCCCGTTGTTATTGTCGTCGCTGTCATCTTTGTTCATCCAGATGTCGTCGACATCGTGAGGGTGCTGGTAAGGGCCACCCCCACCAGCTGGAACAATGGGGTCCCGATCCCCTTCGACCCAGTGTTCCTGACCGTTGATCTCCACGATCCGGCGACGCTTGACCAGCGTGACCGAGTCCGCGAGGGGGATTCCAGCCGACTGGAAATACCCGATCTCCACCATCGTGTCGGTGTCGACGTGCTTGGGTTCCCAGTCTGTCAGTGCCCGGCCCTTTTTGGCGACCATGCGTACCATGGCCTCCAGCTCCTGTACTCGGGAGTGTGTCTTTGCCGAGTCCAGGATCGTGGCCGCCTTCGTGGAGGGCTTACGGCCCGCCGCACTGACACCGGATCCGTTACTGTCCAGGGACTGTCCCTGGCCGGGCTTCTTGCGTGTGCTGCTGGTAGCCGCCGGAGGCTTCTTGGCACCGTTCGCCACGGTCGACCCGGTGGGGGCGGCAGGAGCCTTCTTCCGGGGCGCAACAGGCTTAGGGGCGGCCGGAGGCTTGGGCGTAGCAGTCTGGGACGTAGCCGCCGGAGTCTTCGGGCTCAACGCCCCCGCAGGCTTGGCAGCAATCGAGGCCGGAGACGGCTTGGACGGAGGAACATCCCCGTCGCTGGCCCCGAAGTTCGGTGCCAGGTCTTCCTGGGGGCCGGGCTGGAATACCGGACCTTCCGCATATCCGGTGGCGCGTGCCTGGCTCGCCTCGGTGAGAGGAATGAATCCGGCACCGGGAGTGGCCCAACCGGGCTCGGACGACTCGTGGAGGCCCCAGGGCTGAAGGTTGAGTTCTTCGCGACCTTCGTCGATGGAACGAAGACCGGCACTGATCTGAGTGACGATCGTCTTGGTCTTGGTTTCCTCGTCCTCGGTGGTCTCCATGCCCTCGAAGACGAACCGCATGTCGTCCTGCTTGCAGACATCCTGAAGGACGTAGTTCATGATGTCCGTCAGCTTCTTCAGGAACGCCTTGGTGGACTT